GGCTTATCTGCATTCATTGTTCCTATAGCCTTTTTAAAATCTACTTGAATCATTTCTAAGGTCAAAGAAGGATCAAATAATTGACATTTTCTTATAATATCAAGAACTGATATATCCTCTTTGAGCTTATCATAAATGATTTTAGCGGTTATATCGTATGGTAAATTAGAAATAACTTTGGATATATAAACCATGGATCTATCATATCGCTCAGCAGAGTTTGCATAATGAATATATTTGTCTATAAGAGGATGAAGATAATCTATGGAAGGATTGTTTATCATAAATTCAAAATCTTCATCAGATATAGGTTTTGATTCCTTTATTCGACTTATTACTTTTATTTTCTCTATTGTATCTTGAATTCTTGCAGAAGATATGGAATTTTGGTCATTATTTTCTTGCAATTTGCATGCGGTTCCTGATGCTGATATCATAAACATAGATTTTCCTCCTCCAGATATCTCATCTATGTCTATGTGTAACCCGAGTATTGCATCACCTCCCTTTTTCAAGGTTTTATTTTTTAGATCAGATATAGCTTCTTCCCTTATAATTTCAAGTTTTCTTTCATATGAACTTGATTTGCCTCCAAATATATCGGATAAAGATGCTGCCATGTCTGAAAACATATTAGTACCTATAACTAAAGAAGAGCAGACTAAGCCCAAATATTCTTGAACAGGCTTATTTTCTATAAAAGAAGTTGTTGTAATGATGATGTCTTTCATGATGTTTATTTTATATAATAATGAAAATAACTAAAATAGAAGGAGAATGAGTGATATAAATGTTAGGTGAATTATTCAGTGAAATATTTTGGAATAAAGTTTAGATCCTTATCAAAAACATAATATAGCGTGTCTAGGATATTAAAAGCGTTCTCTCCATTTTGTTTTACAAATGATGTTTTTAAGAATACTTTAAACTCAAATATTGTATTTGGGTTTTTACGATTATCTATCAAGGTGTCTAATTTTTTAGCCATGTCTGTGTAATAACTTAAAGAGTCTCCGTATTCTTGTAGTTTCTTATTGGCCTCTTGTGCATTATTAATAGACATATCTCTTAAATCTTTCATGCCTATATTGTTATATAAGGTTGCTTCTTGGCTTTCTTTTTTGATTATACTAAGTTGTTCTTTTTGTTTTTTTAGAAAAGATTCTGCTGTTTCTATATACTTTGCAGCTTTGATTTTGTCAATAATATTCTCGTCTATAGTATCATATCCAATAGGAGTAAAACTATGAAATTCAACTTTAAGATTATCCTTAAATGCCATATCATTAATATATGATTTGACCTTACCTGACATTATATCTATATTTTTCTCATATCCATTTTTGCATGATGTTAACAAAATAGACATGATGGATAGTATTATGTATTTCATTTGTTAAACATAATATTGATTAATATTACGCAAATATATATTTTATTGTATTTGTGTTTATGATATTATATGTGTTTTACAACATCATTCCACCTTAATCTTCAATGGATGCCCGCAATTAGGGCATTTATACCCTCCATCATTCTCTTTTTGTACTTCAGAAGGGGAGGCGAAAAGCTGCCATACTGGTACTCCTATAGCATTAGCTATATTGGTTATTACTTTTACTGAAGGATTACCCGATATGCTTTGGTTTAAAGCACTCAAGGTTACATTTAATTTTTCTGCGACTTGTTTAGTAGTCATGCCTTGTTCTTCTATAGCTTCTCTTATTCTCATGATGTAAAGTTATTTCTTGCACAAAAGTATTTTTATTAATCATACAAACAAGGTATGTCTTGTGTAATTAATGTTAAAACAAAGATATATCTTGTTTTATTTATTGTTTGGACAAGATATAGCTTGTATATTTGCATCGTCAAAATAAAACAACAGTACAATGGCAACACAGAAATATAACAAGAGTGAGATTATGAAAGAAGCGCATAAGATCTATAGAGAGTGCAAGATGTACGGACGTACATTCGGCTCGTGCCTTAAACAGGCTTGGGGATCGGCGAAAGCGATGGTGCAGCTTGCGGAAAAACGTGCGGCGTTTGCCAAGGAACTTGCGGAAAGATCCCATGCTGTAAGACTTACTCATGTCGGTATGGCTAGCCTTTACGGTAACAGGGTTTATTCGGGTGATTGATATACATTAATAATATAAGGAATATGGAAACGATAGAAGTTTTGAAGAACGTGCAAAGGATTGCGTTGGAGTGTATGATCGGAAGGAAACCGGTACATATAAATGTAGGCGTTATGCCGGAGACGGGCGGTTTATGCGTCACCGTACAGGACAGATCTCACGAGGTAGTCTACATGGAGATATTCAATGACTGGATGCCGGATCACAAGGAATGGAATAAAAAGACCTACGATAGGTTCATGAGTGTAATTAGCGACATGACCTGCGTAAGGCTTGCGGGATAACTCGAACGACGGGGAGAGGATCGGAAGTAGATGCCCCTCCGGTAATATCGCCGGAGGGTTTGAAGGGATTTTCAACAACAAATATATTAAGATCATGAAAGAATTAGTATTTAAAGGCGATAATAATCGCATTTTCACGAACAGCTTATTGGTCGCTGAGAAGTTTGGCAAATTACATAAAGATGTAATGAGAGCGATAAAAGCATTATTGACATCGGCGCAAAATTGCGCCAGTCTCTTCATAGAGTCGGAATATCCAGACAATTATGGACGTATTCAGCCAATGTATATTATGAATCGTGATGGATTTACATTATTGGTTATGGGCTTTACTGGTGATAAGGCCCTTCAATTCAAGTTAGATTATATTGAGGCTTTCAACCGTATGGAAGAGCAGATCAAGACTGGAGATTTCCAGATTCCACAATCTTTCTCGGAGGCGTTGATGTTGGCGGCCAAGCAGCAAGAGCAGATAGAACAGGCAAATAGAACTATCAGCAAGCTCCAGCCCAAGGCCGATTTCGCGGACAAGGCTTTCGAGACCTCGGACAAGGTTGATATCGGTATGGCTGCGAAGATATTGAAATTAGGGTTCGGAAGAAACATCCTCTTCAAGAAGCTTAAAGAAATAGGCGTGTTCTTCTCCAACCGGAACGAGCCAAAACAGAAGTACATCAACGCCGGGTATTTCGAGATGACCGAGAAGTTTATTGAGAGGGAGAATCATCCGGGCTTTGTCGTGACGAAGGTACTCGTAACCCAGAAGGGGCTGGCTTACATAAACCATCTTCTGGGAGGTGATCCCGGTGACGGTAAGATTACTAGGATTGTTTGAAAGATCCCCTTCCTTGACTATGCCAAGTATAAAATGTGACCTAAATAGATTAGATGTACGGATTAAGTACGTATACCCAAGACTTTAACATTTTGTGACTTGAAAATAATTGTGAAATATTAAAAGATTGATTGAATATGAAAGAGAACGAGATTAAAAGCATCGTCGTGAAAGCCGACGGTAACGAGATCAAGGTTGACCACGCTCATGAGTTGGTTATTGGTGACTTGACCATAACCCCGGAAATGATGAGAGAGATAAAGAGTATGTCCACTTGCCTGTTCTCTAAGGATATGGACGATATGATAGATACGCTTATCAATTTGAGTTGCGAGGGTAATTACGAGGACGGGTATATCATGGACAAGATGAGGGCCGTGTCATGCGTAAGGGATTTCTTGCGGGTGATCGAGAAAGATAAGACGATTGATTAGTTGATATTATCTTAATAGTCATTATCTTTGTGACAGAGCCAAAGAGCCGTACCGGAGACGTGTTTGCCCCCGGGCGGCTCTTATTATTTATACGCGTATGATAAAAGCTGTATTATTGATAGGAGGGAAGAGGTACGACGTGACGGATCACCTCAAGAACTGGGAGGACGTGGAGATATCGGCTAAGAGGAAGGATCTTGGCGGTGTCGTTCGCTCCTTCTCCAACAAGTTCGAGTTCGTGAAGGGGGCATACGACCTTCTTGAGGCCGAGTACCTATCCAATTATACGAAAGCCTCGGCCATATTGGTGATAGGCGTGTTGAACGATAGCTGGGGGTATAACGAGAAGTTTCGTTGCAAGCTCGATTTCTCCACGTACCAGAGCGACGGGTATACGATATCCATAAACGCCATTGACGATAGCGTAGCGTCCATCATCAACGCAAACAAGTCGCAGGTATACGATATCCCGGTGTCGGAGCTAAAGGAGGATACATTGTATTATGACAGGATCTATCTTAACAACAATACGAAATGGTCCATAAATCCAAATGTGGATCAAACGCAAGATGACGTATATGAGGTTATCATAAATACAAAAGACATATACACGCTATTGCCAATAACTTATATAGATACAAATTTTGCCGTAAAGAACATAATAGATGTGTCGGATCAAATATTGAGTATCCATGAGGCTACTGGCGACAATTATATGATAAAAGGGATTACGCCACATCCTATAAAAATAAAAATTTCATTCAGTATCAAAGCTGGTAAGACAAGTGAGGAGATCGTATTGGCCTTGTTTTTTGTTATACTAAACAAGGGAGGGGATATCTTACGAGAAGAAAGGACTTACATACCATTATCGGATACATATATAAATATAGATAAGACATTTGACATATCATTAGAACCGGACGATAGATTTGCCGTTTATTTCAACTCTGCGGGAGGTCATAGTACGGATATTCATTTGACAATTAAGGATGTAAAAGAGATATCCGTATCTTATATAGGTCGAAATAAGCCGGTAGAAATAGACGCTTTCTCCCCTAAAAAACTATTATCCTCGTTATTGTCAAGGATGGGCGTGTCATTGTCCGGCGATATCGTCTCCGGTTCCATGCCTATACCTTGGATGATGGCCGCTGAGAGCGTGAGAGGAATAAAGGACGCGAAGGTCCATACGTCCTTCTCCAAGTTCTGTGATTTCGCCAAGGCGTTGATGGGGTATGATTACGAGATACTGGATAATAGCGTGCGTTTCCGGCATATGAATGATTTCTTCGTCAATGAGACGAAAGAATTGGATCACGTGAGCAATATGGAGCTATCCGTGGATGAGTCGTTGATATACTCTGGGGTTGAAATTGGATTCGACAAGCAGGACTATGATGAGATAAACGGGCGTGACGAGTTTCACTTCAAGAGCAGTTTCAGCACGGGATTGGACATAAAGGACAACATATTGTCATTGATAAGCCCGTATAGGGCAGATTGCTACGGATTGGAGTTCCTCGCTAACGAGCGTGACGAGGAATCGAAGGATACGGATTCCGACAATGACATATTTATTGTCCACGCTAGGAAAGATGGGGATAGATTAGTTCTGGTAAGAGAAGAGAATGGGGGAGCTATATATGCCGTTACGGGAGTATTGTTCCCCGACACTATCTTTAACGCCTCCTACTCGCCGAGAAATATGCTTCTCGTCAATAAGGAAAGGCTCGGGATATGCACGGATTACCTGTCTTTCACGGCCTCGGACGGAAACTCCTCTATATCGATAGGAGGCGTATCGGAGACCCTTCCTATATCCCTGCCGGTTAACGACCGGAGGATTAGGATCGATAAGGTGTCCTTGGAGACCCCGGGGTTATCCCCGTTCCCGGGTAATTACAGGGGCAAATTGTCGTTCTCGTACGCCGGGAGATCGTACGAGGGATGGGTTAGCGAGATAACGGAGAAGATAGGGAAATACCAAACGGCATCCTATTCGCTGATATTGTCTAAAATTACATGAATTTGTTTTGACAATTGATCCTTATCCCCTATATTTGTAGGACATAACAAAAAAAGAAATTAGAGCCTAAGAGCCATACCCGGCGGGAGTCGTATCCTGCGGGGTATGGCTCTTTTGGCGTTTATAGGCGTATGATAAACGTGAGCAAGATATCACCGTTGCTTTTTGACGTGGGCTATAACGGCATCGAGATGGAGCGTGAGTATATACAACGCTTCTCTAATGCCGAGAATATAACCGTGCAATGCGTAGTATCCCCTTCCACTACTTTGTCTATGAGGTTGTTCGACCTTTGCGCCAACGATAGCTTCGTCATATCCCCCACATCCTATGAGATCAACGACTCGAATAAGCTTCTGGAGTTTATCGTTCCAAGAGGGAATAGCCTTTATAGGGCTTCCATAATCGGGAGTGAGGGGCAGATAAGCAGTCTCCCCTTCCGGTTTTGCGATAACGGGGAATTGGAGGGGCTGACGGAGGTGTCCTATACCAACAGGGATAATATCACCTCGTTCGGGGCGGTATTTGAGGTTGGAAACAATCAAAGGACTTTCAAGCTATGGATAGAGGGAGGGTTCAAGTCGGATGGGCATTCCCTTAACGTTAGCAACGAGCAGTTCAGGACACAGGGGCAAGAGATCATAGAGCTTTACGCCGTACCGTATCAGGTGGACACGCTCACGATAGGGGATAACGAGGGGGTACCTTTCGAGATGGCCCGCTTGATCAATAACATATTCTGTCTGTCCGAGGTGAGGATAAACGGCGTTAGGTATGTCCGGAGCGAGTCCAGCGTACCCGAGAGGCAAGTGATAGCCGAGAGATACCCGTTGTTTGATTATACGTTTAACGTTGAGAGAGCGGAGAATATCTCCTTTAACGGGTTCACGGAACAGTCGGACGGATCTTGGGTCACGGGTTTCATAAGCGTGAACGTGGCAAACGCCAAGGACGGGCAGGTTCTGGTGTATGATGATTCCGTGGGGGCCTTTGTCAATCAATCAAACTTGGATTCGTTATGAGCAAAAAGAAATTGACCAAACATATATGGTACGGGTCGGACACGGTGATGTCCGAGGGTAAGCTGCAAGCGGCTCCTCCTCCCGTCGCTATAGATGACGGGACCAAGGAATGGCACCTCTCCGGATTGACGAGGGGCGAGTTGTTCGTGAATGATTACGCCGGAGACCCCGCCTTGTTCATCCTTGCCAGTGATAATAAGGTGCGAAGGATAGGCGGTCAAGGTTCCGGAAGCGGAGGTGAGGGGGGAGGAGGCGATTTCTCCTTGGCGCAAGGTCCGGGTATAGAGATAAAATCGGATATCAATAATATATATACGATTTCCCATAAGGATACCTCTTCGCAAGAGAGTATAAATAAGACGAAGAAGAAAGGTATTGCGTCCGTATTGCTAGATGGCTTCGGCCATGTCACGGGCTTGGATACCTGTGACATCCTCGATCTTGAGGACTTGGATAAGAGGTATCTTCGCAAGGATATCAATGACGAGGCGGCGGGAGAGATCATCTTCGACAAGAAGATAGGCTCCTCCATCTTCCTCGACGGCATGGACGGTAAGGGCTGGGAGATCAAGGCCGATGGTTCCGGTATCATGGAGGCGTTAAAGGTGCGTTCCGACATATACGCCGGTAACAAGATCGGCTCCATATCGTTCGCCCCCGGCTTCACCGGCTGGGGCACGGAGATAGACATCCCCACGGCCACTGGAACCTTTGACAACATATTCGCAAGGAAGACCTTCACGGCCTATGAGATAGTGTATTCCCAGATATATGCGTTGGGCGGCAACCAGATCGTGTCCGATATCAACAAGATAGGGAGGGTCGAGAGGCTGTCCGATCGTTGGAGATGCTACATGGACGACATGGACGGTCTCATGCTGATGAACCTCAGGGAAGGTGACGGAGTGAGGATACAGAGAAGGAACGGTATCACGTCCACTAAATATCTATTCGGTCGCTGTATCGGTATCTCATCCGACTATTTCGACGTGGCCTACCCGCTGATAGAGGGTACCGGCGAGCCAGAGGCTGGGGATTTCGCCATGCGATGGGGTAACGACAGGGATACCACTAGGCAGGGCCTTATCTACCTGACATCGGCGGATCAAGGAGCGCCGTTCATTGCCGTATATGACGGTATCACGGGCGTTTCCACGCAAGACACGCTGAAGGCCCAGATAGGCAACCTCTCCATGATCCGTACCAAGAACGGGACCCAACTGAAGGGTTACGGGGCTTACCTTAACGGGATCTATATAGAGAACTCGTCCATATACCTCGATAACGGCATGACCGTGGAACAACAGTTCTCCGTGATGAACGGGGAGCTGAGGAGCGAGATCGAGGGGTTAAAGAACGACATGTCTCTGGAATCCGGGAATATACTTGTCAATTCCACGTTCGGGAAGGACACGAATTATTGGGCGGAGGCCAACGACATCCATTTCATCAACGTGAGCGGCAATCTCCTGTGGGTGGGCGGTTCTTTTTACTCGGACAAGAGGAAGGTTTCCGATATCTATAGGGATGGCAACAGGAACGTGCTTCGCATCAAGGACACGTATATATTCCAGCGTAACGACGTGATGAAAGTTCCTGAGTTGGAAGAGAGCGATGAGGGTCATACGTTCTCCTTCTCCTTGTTTTACAAGGTCATGAGACGAGGTGTTTTGACGGTGGGTTTCGCCGGGCAGGAGTTGTACGACTCCTTGACCCTCGATCCGTCCGACGAGTACGTCAAGCTGTCAAAAGCCGGCAAATGGGACGGTACCGGGGATTTCAGGATCGGATTCACCGGCGAGATATTGATATATGGAGTGTCGTTGTTCAACGACCGATTGGCCGATGCCGTGATAAAGCTTGAGACGCGGATCTTGCAGACGGAGGAATATATAAAGTTACTGGCCACTAAGGAGTACGTGGACTCGGAGACAGGTGCGATATATACCAAGTATGACGCTGAGTTGTCGGTCATGGCCGAGGAGATATCCGCCCGTGTGACGGAGGAGCAATTCGCCACTGCTCAAGAAGCCATAACGCTGGCCAATAACGCCGCCAAGGCCGCCCAGACCGCTGCCGATAACGCTAACCAGTCCGTGACAAGCCTGAACACCTACGTTGACGGCGCTTTCTCCGACGGTATCATAACGGAGGCCGAGGCCAAGGCCATAGAGAAGTATCTTAATACGGTGAACACGTCCAAGGACAGCGTGACCGCCACTTATACTAAGCTGTATTCCAATACTTACCTTGACGGTGCGGCCAAGACCGGTCTTAAATCGGCCAAGGATGTCTTGGACTCGTCTATAAGCGCCTTGATAAGCAGTATCAACACGGCCATAGCGGACGGAAAGACCACGGCCTCGGAGAAGGCCGACGTGGATAAGAAATTTGCGGCCTTCAACACTGCCATGTCCTCGTTCGAGAGCGCCGTGGAGACGGCGAACAAGTATATACAGGACAAGTTGAAGGACTATACCGATACGGCGACAAACCAAGTGAAGGTGAAGCTGGAGTCGGACTTGTCGGTACAGGCGGGACAAATCACGGGTATCTCCACTAGGGTGGACAATATAAGGAATGAGATAGACACGGCGGGATGGATCAACACTACGCAGGGAAATACGTTGTTCGCCGCCAAGAGCTTGGAGAACGGCGATAATATCATATCGTATATCAACCAGACGGCAACCACCACCACGATCAAGGCGGAGAGGATTGACCTTGTTGGTGTGGTAACTATATCAATGCTTGATAGTAACTTGCGTGATACTATTAATGACACAGTCTTTGATGTAAATAAAGCTTCCGATATAACGAGTGCTTTCTATCGGTTTAGTAACGATGGCATGAGTTTGAATCGTAGGATAGAGGTTGGTTCCGGTTCTATTGATAATCTCTCCGTGAAAGGAGGCATTTCACCAGATGTAAATAACGTATGTTTTTGGACTGGAGGTACATATGGACAAGCCGTGAATAATAAAGCTAAGATTGTCTTACGGCATGATGGGTCAGGATTCCTAGCTAATAAGAATATCTCTTGGAATACATCTGGAGATTTAAGTATAATAGGCAAAATACAAACCTCAGATAATGGGAATAGAATCATAATAGACCCATCGACGAGAAGTATTCGTATGATTAATGATAAAAACTCCTTAACAGGAGAGATCTTGTTTAATGATATGACTGGATATCAGTCATTACCTGCATTCCATATTTATATGAGAAACGCATCTTCAGGTGTCTCCAATTATCGAGTTTCCATGGGATATTTCGGATTTGGATCTTACGATAATGGAGGAAATGTCTTGTTTAATATCTCCCCATCGGGATTAATGACATTTCCGTATATGTCAACAGTAGATCCAAAGGTGAAAGGAGCTATATGGCGGGATGGGAATATGCTTAAAATATCTTTGGGATAATATTAACAATTAAAATACAGTAAATCATGAAAGTAAATTTCAACAAGCCCCTAAAGACATTCAAGGGGGAAGACATGAAGGACGAGTTCGGAAAAGTACAAATCATCAAGGATATAGTATGCGCTAGGCTTTACTCGTCCGGCGATGACATGAATCAAGACGAGAAGTTCGAGGCTTACAACCTCATGACACGGATCAACGCCGCCGAGGGTGAATTAGATATCAGCGACAAGGAATCAGTATTGATAAAGAAATGTTGCGACAAGACGTTGACCGCAGGGGCCTTCGGTCAGATCTTTAACATTTTAAACGTATGAGACCATGGAGATAACGAGCGATACTAGGACAATAAACGGCTACTCGGAAGTAGCCGGTATCAAGATACAGTATTCCGCCTCGGTCAAGACCGATGAGCGGATAGACCGGATAACAGGCTCTTTTATCAAGGACGGGGTACGTGTGGGATCTCTGGCCTACGAGCGTAACGGGCAATTCTTCATGTCGGTGGACAAGCCCGGCGTGATAACGAGCAAGGAGGATGCGGTGGCCATCGCCACTCAATTCTTTAACGACACTTACGGGATGTTGAACAGTCAAGCGGTGGAGTAATATGGAAAGCATCATCCTATCATCGGGCACCGAGGTGACCCCCGAGGACATCCAGAAGATAGCGTCGGCGGTCAACGACCTCTTGCTGACCACGTCGAAAGACCCGGGGCAGTACGAGGAGGCCGATAGCCTGCAAGGTATATCGTCCTTGCCGGTGTTCAGGCAATCCGGCTCGGCCTATGATCTCGTGCGTGTGGCCATATCCTTGTTGAGGGGCGTTGACGGGAAGCAGATCGTCTTGCAGGTCACCGCAGATTACATACAGTGGCGTTACGAGGACGGGATGTGGCAGAACCTCATACCGCTCGCCGACTTGAAGAGGCCGGCCACGGAAGCCGCCGCCGATGTGCGTGAGAGGATGAACGCTATCGTGAGCGAGGTGAACGCCTTGAAGACCCAGTTCGAGAACGACGTGAGGCACGCCTTGGAGAGGGCGGACGCGGCAACCGAGAAAGCGAACACGGCGGCTGAGAACGCCAAGTCGGTGTCTGACCACCCGGGCTATATCGGCGATGACTTCCATGTCTACACGTGGGATTACGCTACCGGGGCCTATATCAAGACGGACAGGATACTGAAACCGGAGGCGTTCACGATCTACAAGGTCTATAAGTCCGTCTCGGCTATGGAGGCGGACAAGTCTAGCGTCCCGGAGGGGAAGTTCGTCATCATCAACACGGGCAGCGTGGAGGAGGAGGATACCGGAAAGCTGTATCTGAGGACATCGACGGGCTACGACTATATCGTGGACGTTTCCGGTATGAGAGGCTTCACCGGGAAGACCCCGCAATTCTCCATAGGCACCATAACGGCGGGCACGTATCCTTCCGTATCGTTGTCCGACGGGGGCACGGACGCATCCGGCAACCCCGTATACAGGATGAACTTCGTGTTGCAGAGAGGCCCTAGGGGATTCTCCCCAAAGATATCGATCGGCAAGGTGACGACCGGTCTCCCGGGAACGGCGGCCCAAGCCACGATAACCGAGAAGGGAGAGACCGAGGAAGGGGTACCATTGGCGGAATTAGATCTTACCATCCCGCAAGGACAGGACGGGGCGGTGGCCGGCGTATACAAGACAAGGGAGATCGACCATGTCCCGGGGGCGAACGACGTGACCTACGAGGAGGGCGGTGAGACCAAGAGCTACCCTATAGGCGGTGAGGTCTATCTAAGGGAGGCTCCCGGCGACGTTACGTTCTACAAGCTCCACGACATAGTGGAGGGTAAGGCCATATGGGAGGAGGCTTCCGGAGCCGCCTTGCCGGGGAACATTTACTTGACCGGGGCGAATTACTACAATGAATCAGTAACAATAATAGATAAAGGGATATTATCATGAGCAAGAGAGGAGCTTACGTATACCAACAGATAGAGCAGTCCACCGCCGAGTGGACGGCTGACAGCACCATATACCCGCCGTCGCTATGGCTTTTCGAGCGGTTGGCGAACGGCAATTTAAACATGAAGTTCTCGGACGGTATCCATACGTACGCCGAGCTTCCATTGATGATGCAAGACATCAAGGTGAGGATAAAGACTAACACGGATACGGAATACGTCTTGGAGATAACCTCCGCTGAGGGAACCATAACCACGCCTAACTTGCGTGACCATTACGACGATACGGATATCCGGAATCTGGTCACCGGTCTAAGGACGGACGTTGATAAGTTAAAGCCCGTTGTCACATCCACCCCGTCTAACGGACAGATAACCATAACGCCGGACAAGGCCCAAAACGAAGATCCGGACGTGTCGATAACGCTGGAGACCAAGGGGGACAAGGATAAGTCTCTGATGGCTGATGGCAAGTACCGCAAGCTGCCCGTGTACGGCAGGAACCTGTTGCTGGGATCAGGGAAGGAGGTGAGTAACTCGAATTACAATATCGCTGATTATTGGCTAACTGAACCGATATCTAAAGGAACACAAGTAACATTGACTATTTTTGGAGAATTGGGTGATGATAAGGAAATGTTCACTATATATAACTCTACTGGTGCAGTAGGTTCTATGGCTCAGTTCAGTAAGGCTGACTTTGTGAATGGGAAGGCCAGTAAGACTTTTAAATGGATTACTAATATCGGAGATGCAGTAGCTGATAATACACATATGGTTGTATTTAGTTCTCCTAAAACTGGCACATCAACTTCCACCATCCATAAGATTAAACTTGAATATGGTGACATCTCCACCGAGTGGACCCCCGCTTGGGAGGACATCCCGGATATAGAGGAGCGGTACGCCTACGGTGTAGAGTGGGACATGGCATCGTCAAGCCCGGACGGGAAGCGTGTGGGGAATATGCAACTACATCGGGAGTTGCCGGTGCAGAGCGGGATGAGAGGAGTCGTGTTAGATAATAATGGAGGAGTATATTATTATCATGAACCAACGGCATGGAAGATGACATTTGCGTCTAAAGATTATGCGTCAATGGTAGAGATTCCCGATCATTGGTATAGAATATACATAACTGGGACTAAATTTAAAATGATGTTATCTTCGATCCCATTGCCCGGATACAAGCATATAAGCAAATTCTATATAGGCTCAAGTGAGGCGCAAATGCTTAGATCTTTAGGGTTATTGATGTCGGATAAAACAAACTCTACTGATACAAGAGGCGGCGACAATACCGCTGAATGGGATGATACCTACCGTTCCCTACTCGGCCGCCCCGTCACCAACCTCACCCTAGACCAATTCCGACAAGCCGCGAGGAAAAGAGGCAGCGGATGGGAAATGTATACCTATAACGCCCACAAGATCCTGTTCTGGCTATTCGCCGTCGAGTACGCCACGCTGGACAGCCAGAAGCCTTTCAACGCCCAGAAGGACGCTAACGGCTTCGCACAAGGCGGCCTAGGTCCGGGACCAACGCAAATGACGGATTGGACTAACTTCAACAAGATCAATCCACTTATCCCATGCGGCTATACCAACGAGTTCGGGAACGGCTCGGGAGAGAAGGCATATGTCGTGAAGAACGCTTCCGGCGGTACTCACGCCACGTTGATGGCTAACAGGTATCGTGGCATAGAGAATCCGTTTGGACACATATGGAAATACACTGACGGGGCCAATATACAGGTCACCACGGGCGATGCGGGATTATCCATATTATGGACTACCGATGACCCGTCGAATTTCAGCGACACCTCTTACACCGGCTATGATAAGAAGGGCAATATCTGCCGTACAAACGGTTATGCCAAGAAGATGTTGCTTGGGGAAGATGGCGATATAGTGGCCACGGAGGTCGGCGGTAGCTCCTCTACCTACTGGTGCGACTACTATTACACCAACACATCGGCTAACCGCATGCAGGTGGTGCTGGTGGGCGGTTACGCGGGCAACGGGTCGCATGCGGGCCTCGCTCGCGTGGATACGAGTAATGCGCCTTCCGATGCGAGTCGTGGCATCGGTTCGCGCCTTTGCTTTTTCCCCGAATATCGTAAAACGTCGGCGTAGCCGCACGTATCACGTCGGGAATTTTTTGTATAACGTTTAATGAGGATAAAAATGGAAGAAGAAAAGAATAAAGATGACGGCAGCTTGTCGTTCTTGAATATCCCAAGGGATAAGAACTCAAGGCATTTTAATTGTCCGGAGATCACCCAACAGAAGTTGACGAATCTCACGTTCTGGGTAATTGATTACATGGATGGCGTGTCCACCAAGTTCGGGAAAGACAGGGCGCTTGTCATGATCAAGGAGAATCTAGAGGATAAGGATAGTGATGCCAAGAAATTCTTTACGAACTCCCAAGAGATCAAGTACGTTCTTGGTAAGATAAAGGAGATGGACAAGTTCCCTAGGAAAGTGACGATGCGAGCCTCCGGGAACAGGTATTATCTCGAATGACGGAATGAGGGTCGATCATCCCTAGGTGGTGCTGGTTGGCGGTAACGCGGACAACAGGTCGAATGCAGGCCTCGCTAACGTGAATACGAATAATGCGCCTTCCGATGCGAATCGTAACATCGGTTCACGCCTATACTTTTAGAGAGGGGAAAAGATATTTAGATAACAAACAGGGATGGTGGCCTCGCCTCTTGGCGAAAAAAGTCTCCCCATATAAAGGGTGTTGGTAGGGAAACCGAAGACTCCCTATGATAAAAAGCAAATTAATGACAATAAAATGAAGAGAATAGGGAATTTATTTGATAAGATAGCGAATATGGACAACTTGATACTTGCGGACATGAAAGCCCGAAGGGGAAAGAAGGATTCATACGGCATAAGGTTGTTCGACAAGGGCAAAGAGGGTAATCTAAGCCGTTTACTAAAGTCTCTGCTGGATGGCACGTTCAAGACTTCCAAGTACCGGACTGATACCATCTATGAGCCAAAAGAAAGGATCATCTTCAAGCTCCCTTATTATCCGGACAGGATATTGCATCATGCCATAATGAACGTCATGGAACCTATATGGGTTTCCGTGTTCACGGCTGATACGACATCATGTATCAAGGGAAGAGGAATAACGGAGGCGTATAAGAGGACAAGACGGGCTTTGTCCGATCGTGAATCCGTCTATTGCCTCAAGGTTGATATCCGCAAATTCTATCCGTCAATAGACCATGAGGTGTTGAAAGGCATCGCTCGGAAGAAGATCAAGGACGATCGCTTGCTTATGTTGTTGGATGAGATCATTGATTCCGCTCCCGGCGTTCCGATCGGGAACTATCTTAGCCAATATCTTGCGAATCTTTATCTCGCCTATCTGGATCACGAGATAAAGGAGATTATAGATATAAGGCATTATATCAGATACGCGGATGACATGACTTTTTTCCATCATGATAAGTGTTTCTTGAGAAACGTATTACTTCCGTGGCTTATCGATAGATTGGCCGTGTTGAAGTTGGAGCTGAAAGGGAATTACCAGATATTTAAGATCGCTGAGAGAAGATCGGATAAAAGCGGCCGTGGTATAGATTTCGTGGGGTTCGTTTTCTATAAGGAGCATATACGGATAAGGAAGAGGACTAAGCAAAATCTATGTCGTGCGGCGGCTAGATTGAATAAAGTCCCGAATATATCCTTAACGGAATACAAGGCAGGTCTAGCCGGTTGGCTGGGCTGGATATATGATAGCGATAGCAAGCATTTAGCTAAGAAAATTTTAAAACCAGAGTTTTATGAAGCGATCATGGAGCGACACAATGCCGCCTAGAATAGAGCGGGACGGTGACGGTTCCTACCTGTACCGGTGGGACGTTAGAGAGGAGACAAGGGAGATGGGTGACGATATGGCCCCTGTGATCTCCTATAGTTACAACGAGGTCAGGGTATGGCCTACCTTATCAGCGAATAAGCTGCTTGAGGCCTGCATAAACGCCCTTTGGGACAAGGACGTGGAGCAAAAGAAACTGAACGACTACAACGCCGCCCAGCTGGGCATACTGGACTTGTCATACGTGGAGTCTTATAAGACGTTCCTTAACGAAAGGAAGGCGTTGAAAGACCGTGTGGATAGCGATTTCGCCGAGTGGGAGGCGGCGAGAGAGGATGAGAGCATAGTGGTTGTTTAACTAATTAAAAAAAAGGATCGGAAGAATGGATTGGACGATGATGTTAACCGCCGTATTAACCTTTGTTGGAGGAGGTGGTCTTGGAGCAGTGCTGATGTTTCCGCAAAAGAGGAAATCGGCCGAGTTGGAGAATGAGACGAAAGCGAGTGAGCAATGGAAGGAATTGTATATCAAAAGTCAGGAGGAAAAGAAAGGTTTGAGCAATCTTATAGATAAACTATACGACGATCAGGGACATTTTCGTGACGAGAATAACCGTCTTACAACCCAGATAGCGGTATACAAAGTACTTAAATGCAGAGATTTGAAATGTACCAATAGGAATCCTCCTATCGAGAACAATATAAATAGTGAGGATAAGGAGGATAAAGATTGCGATAAAGAAGGCTCCCCAGATCCAAAAGGATAGGGGAGCCGGATAAATTTTAGCTTCCTGTCTTTCGCAAGGGAGGATAGCAAGGTTAACAAAGCGTCACAAATATACGAATAAAATCAAATAACAATGGCAGAGAAAAAATTACCTAGAGGGTTGCGAAACTGCAACCCCGGAAACATTCGGATCAATAGTGATCTCTTTCAAGGCGAGATACGACCTAGCAAGGACAAGTCGTTTAAGCAGTTCGAGACTATGGCCTATGGCTATCGGGCGATCTTCAAGATCCTGTCTAACTATTACCGGAACTATAAGCTGGACACGATCCGCAAGATGATCGGTCGCTGGGCACCGGAAAACGAGAACGATACGGACGCTTACGTTAAGGCCGTATCCGATTACGCCGGTATCCCGGCTGATGATCCTATCAACATCAACGATCGTGAGCAGATGATCCGAATAGTAGCGGGGATGAGCAAGGTCGAGAATGGGATAGAGGCTGATATGTCGGATGTTATAGCTGGATGGAATTTACTTTAACAATAACAAGACCTAATGCTGTAGAGGTAAGCGTAAAATAAAATGGCAACTAAAAACATGACATTTGGAGAAGCTTTAGAGGCTATCAAAAAAGGAGAGTTGGTTTGTCGTGAAGGATGGAATGGGAAAGGCATGTTTATTTTTCAGCGTCCTGAAGATTGTCTGTCTACGGACATGGTCGTGAATAAGGTTAAATCCCTACCTGATGCTGTCAAGAAATGGGTTGCTAGTAAATATGGAGACTCGGAAACGGACAAGATCAAGTTCACGGCTTATTTGTGTATGAAAGCCGCTGATGATACTATCGTAAATGGCTGGTTGGCATCTCAAACGGATATGCTAGCTACGGATTGGATGATCGTTCGATAGATGAAACCGTGGCATATCATATTAATACTAGTGTGCTTGGTAGCCAGTTTCACGGCTGGCTACCATGTCCGGGGAAATGTAGCCAGTGATTCGATATCCAAGACCGACACGTCCGCCAAGGTGGATACGATCCATGACAGCATCCCGTACCCGGTCTATGAGACACTGGTACGAACAATACCTGAGCCTTTTCCTGTCTACATTACATTAGACGGTGACACGATTAAGGAACCTGTATATGTTCCGGTACCGATAACTCAAAAGGAGTACAAGACGGATGATTACCGGCTTTCGATTTCGGGTTACAAGCCTAATCTTGATTACATCGAGGTTTATCGCAAGACTGAGTATATAACCAAGACGATCACCCCACGTAGATGGGGAATCGGTGCGATAGCCGGTTATGGGATCGGTAAACACGGGTTGTCTCCCTATGTAGGGATAGGCGGGTTCTATAGGATTTGGTGAGGCTTCCGTGGCTCACACCCGGGAAACCTCTGATAATAGAATGAATGCGTTATATGAATAACAAGGGCTGACGTTTTTTGTTCATGATAATTTATATTAGTTTGATGGTGACTTCGTGAGAACGAGCCGGAAAGGGAGGATAAAGAAAAAGAATCTTCCCTAAATAATCGGATCGGAAGTTTGATTATTTTTTCATGCCACGCACGACGGGAAGATTCTTATATGTCTTTCTGCCGTGCATTTTTTTGCCCGGCTTGATAGTAAAACAAACCACGAAATAAAAAGTTTATGAATAAGGTGGAAATTTTTTACAAAAAAGTGATAGAGACAGTCTGCAAGGAGTGCGGGACCGATCCGGTAATGATGTTTAGCAACAACAAGGAGCGCAATGTTGACGCTCGGGGAGTGGCTATAACCATACTGGCCGATCGCAAGTTGAGCGACAATATCATATCCGATCTGACGGGAATGACGAGGCAAGCCGTCAACCGGATGCGGAACTTGTATCCGGACAGGATAAGGAGGAGTTACTATCTGAGAAGGACGGTGGAGAGCGTCAAAGAGGAGCTATCCGGTACGCTCTGAGGGTGCGTTATGTTGTAAGGCATGTGATTTGTCTATGAAAAAATTTTCATATAACAAAATTTTGTGCGACCTTTGCGGCGTAAAAGGTGATTTTGTAGCCTCGTCAAGTAACCAGCCTTGGCAGAGGCTTTGTTGTATACGAAAAGTTTCATTATGGAAATATATATGCCACATGCGGTAAATGATATTAGGATAGGAGAAGCCTTCAATCATCTATTCAGGATAATCCTGAAAATGGAGAATTCCGATGATGATGATTTCATATGGAACTTCCAATATACGGCATTTGTGACTCCATTTTTCTTATTGCCTCTTATGCTTTATAGAGATAAGTGCGGTAAGAATGTGGTTTGCAAGAATATATCGGACAGTGTTAAAAGCTATCTGGACTCTATTCATTTTGAAGGAGGTGTAGTAGCTGACAGTGTTAGTGATTTTCATAATTATATGGAATATTTTTCTATGAAAAAATATATTCCTATAATAAAGTTTCCGGGATGTAAAAGCAAGGATAGCATAAAAACGATATACTGTCTGTAGCAGAGAATATAATGATAAGGCAATTAAATATTGAAGGAGAGTTGAGAAAGGCTTTATCTTATATGCTGACTGAGACGATTGACAATATATCTGAACATTCAGAGAGTGAATTTGGTTATATATTTGCTCAGTATTATCCGTCAAAGAGTTATATAGACATTTGCATAGCGGATAATGGTATAAGTATACTGGGTAGTTATGTTAAGTCTGGCAAGGGAGGTATAACTAACGATGTGGAGGCTTTAAAAAGCGCTGGAAAGGGTATATCGACTAAAAATTTACCAGATACCGAGAATCGTGGTTATGGTATAAGTACTTGCAAGAGAATGTTGTCTAAGGGACTTGGAGGAACATATTTTTTGCTGTCTGGGCAAGCGTTTCATCTTATGTCAGAGGAAGAGACATCATATATAGGACTTCCTGATTATATAAAATGGGATGGAACTATAGTGGCATTAAGGATACCATATAAAGAGGAAAGGATGTTTAATTTTTATGAATATTTAGAATGAAGATCATGGAAAAGACAATTGTGATATCAGAATTGATAAGGGGAGAGCTTCGTTCTAGGACAGAAGCTAAAAAAATCTATATGAGGGCTAAGGATTTGAATAGCCCATGTGTACGTATAGATTTTAAGGATGTATATTTTATGTCTCGATCATTTGCGGATGAGTTATGCAATACAATAGAGGCTTTGGCCTTGGATAAAGTGAGGGTCTCTATGGAGAATGAGAGCGACTCTATAGATCTGATGATGAAAATAGTAAAAGGTAATAGAAATAAACCGAGGAATATGCATGAGGACAGTGAGGTTAAAGAATTTTCGGACATGGATTCATTGTCAGAGTTCCTGTCTACCATATAAAATTATTTCATGCTATATAAAATAGAATGATATGAAAAATTTAGATGAACCAAAAGCTAAGGAGTATGATGAATTCCTAGAAAGGAATAGTTTCGATAAATACTCAGATAGAAAAAAACATATATCTAGTCCAACCACGCTACAATGCATGTATTGGAAACAGGTGGAACCGGTAGATATAAAAAGTAACCAACCATAAAAAATAAGCCTTGCATAAATTAGGAGAAGAGCTCCTTTCCATATCATTATAAAGCCTCCCTTAAAAGGTAAAAGCGTCGTCAATACAAATTGGCGGCGTTTTTTTGTCTCATCCCCTTCCGCAAAGAACTAGCAACAACCTCGCAACAAGCTAGCAATGAGATATTTATTTAGCAAGGCACTTCTGTGGATTTTTGTGGTGTCCGGGATAACCCGGATATGATCATTAAAAAAATCTAGGTTATGAGAATTAAAGGAATGAATGGTGAGGAGTACAGTGTCACCGGGCAAGGCCAAGGTAATTACAACACCGTGGGAGCTTCCGCAGGTATCGCTTCTTTCTTGGGATTGAACGCCGGGAATCTTTTGGGTGGTTGTGGCAACGTAAGGAACGCTGGATATGGCGGTCCGGTTGAGGTAATCACATCCGAAGACAGGCCTATTTCCCGCTATGAGGCTGGGATGATGGATAAGATTTCCGCTAAGGACTCGGAGATCGCCTTGTTGAAATCCAACACTTACACTGACCAAAAGTTGGCGGATGTTTATGACCGCTTGTTGACAATCATCAACAGGAACAAGGAGGAACAAGCCTCAATTAACATGAACCAAGCCGTTTACAATGGGACTAACACCGCTACATTGAAGTGCATGCAACAGCAGATTGCGGATCTAGCGGCATTGAGCGAGTTGGTGATCCCGCAGCGTAAGGTTTGTGATACGGGATGTTGCGGATGTAATTGATGATGGCCATGTACTCTAACGCTCAAAAACTGGCGGCTGTGCTCAATAAGTGGGCACAGCCCGCTATCCAAGGTCTCTTGGGAACTCGGTTGGGACAACTTCCTTTCATAGCGAACATAGACGCTAAGTTACGCTCCACGGGTTGGGTAAGTCCCATGTGGAGCATATCCAAGGAGATATCCCCATTGCTAGACGGATTGTCATCCTCATTAGTTGAGCCGATGTTGGCTCGGTACCTTCAAGGCATCCCCGATGAGGCTATCCCGGAGTTGGCGCACAAGGTGGTGGAGGACGCTATAAGAAACGGCGGGCTTTCCCTGTTTGAGGGAAAGGTCGAGTTCGAGACCGATGACTTGGAGGAACTAAGGACGTTGTTGCGTTACAATCTTCCGGTCCCGGAAAAGACCGGCTCATACGAGGTATTGACAGAGGAACCTATTCCACAAGGTGATGATGTGGATAAATAAATAATCAATAATAATTACGATCATGATTCAATTAACACCAATTGCGATCGCCGCTACCAGCCAACAATACTTGACTAATGTAGTGGAGAATTTATGTCAGGCCTATTGCGCAGACAATGGCGTACAGCCTACCGGCATAGTCAATTTCACCGTCGCCGAGCAAAGTACGGTGAATACGCAAACGACGGTTACGATCAATGCCGCCGTACTTGTGGCTTATACGCCCAAGGGATCCTGCAGGACGGTTACCAAGCAATGGGTCGAGCAATTCAAGGTAGCTTTTATCGGGGCCGCTGGTGCTGTTCCCACGATATCTCTTACCCCTCTCGTCACCCAAGTCACGCCCGAGAACGTCAAGTGTTGTAACCGTGCCTACGGTGTAAGTTTGGCTACCCCATTGACTATTTCCGCTACCTTTCCAGCGGCTCCCGGCGCTTGATTCATTAATGTTTAAAATGCAAGATCATGCGTTACAAAGAACTGATGAAGGATTACCACTCAAAAGGGATGGTATCCGAAAAAAAGATGTGGGAGGCCATAGGAGAGCTGGACGAGGCGATGGAGTGTCTAAAGGAAAAAGATCCCGAGAAGTATGACGAGGCCATACGTGATATACATGAGGTTTTTTGCGGTCCTCATTATAATGAGTGCTTTGGCAAGATGGACGTGGCGGCAATGCGTCATAAAGGCAAGGCGGGAGAACATAAAGGTGAGCACTGGAATATGGAGCAGGTGGCTACCGCTATAAAAGGTATGAGCATCCCGGGAAATACCAACATATGGGACGTGTACGTTGCTCTTAACGCAAACTGGCACGACAAGGAAGTAAAGTTTACGGAATGGTTCGGTCCAGATGCCGAGAAAAAGATCATCGAGGACGCTATAAATTTCTATTTCCTTGACGATGACGCTCCTGAAGGCAAGGTTTGGATTTATATGTGTGCCATGGATGACTAAGACACGATCACATAACAAGAAAAGAAACGATTCTGTAAGACGGGAGATAGACCGCCTTATAGAATCGTTGTCGTTCGAGCCTATAAACTTTCATGAGGTTATGGCCCGGATTAGACACTTGATGTGCCTGCTATAGTCCAATATCGCTTAATAACCCACTGAATAGATGAGCGTAATACAGAGGTTGTGTTTCTTTGGGATTGTTAGGGTTTACTTGGTTCTCCCCATATTTAAGCCCGGTAGCTGTCAAGGATTTGAACTTCTTCATGCCCTTGCTGGATTGTCGTTGCAAGGTCGTTAACAACCCCTTTGCGGCCATTCTTGCGTTGAATGCCTGCGTGGATATTTTTAATCCGTTAATTCCCAGAAGTTCGGTGGCTGATAATAATTGATCCTTGGATTCCGTGTAGTCCGGAGTAGGCAAGCCCAATGGATCGAGTATCTGCTTTGCCATGAGTAATTTCGAGCTATCATTTAAGTTTAGGAACTTTGCCGCCCACGAAGCCGCCTTCATTTTGTCGGATAGCGATAACGTTTGTTCCGTTGGTTTGTGAAATACCTTCCTATACACCTCGAAAACTGGTCTTACTTTTCTCGCTATAAAGAACTCCATACATGAAACGGTAAGTTTATAGTCAATCTTATTGTTTCCTCCCCAGCTTGTTTCATCTTGCTTGCCATTTTGGGCAAGCGTCTTGTAATCAACCCCCTCAATAAATTGTTCATTTGAAGTCAATGCTCTAACGGCCTTCCCTTTTTCAGAATAGACTAATGGCCAAACTTCGTCAAGATTGATTGGAAACTCATCATCAGATTGAGCCAATTTTAAAACAGCCTTGAAATAACGTTTTATTTCATTCTCGCTACTATTCTTTGATAATATTAATTTTGATTCCATAATAACCTTATTTTAAAATTTAAATGTTGAGTGATCTCTTGATCTCTTCCGTGATCCTTTTGGTTATACGCTCTTGATTCCACTCGTGCCATTCGGTATACAAGCCTTTTCCTACGAGATAAAAGAAACAGGAGTTCTTTAGATCGGTTTCTTGCTGAGAGGTTATCTTGGCCCATTTAAGGCGGTCCTCTAAGATTGATATATCCTTCTTTAGCTCTTGGATCTTTTTGCCCTCCAATGTTATTGATGCGTTTTTAGCGATAGTCGTATGAAAGACTTTCCGGTACACCTCAAAGACAGGGCGTATTTTCCGGGCGATAAAAAATTCCATGCAGGGCACGGATAGTCGATACTCGATCTTTGGCCTTCCTCCTTTGGGGTTTTGCGGATTTTGCCGCAAAACTTGATAGTCAATATCTTGCATGAATGTTTTCTGCAAGACATCTACGGCATCCGATCTCTTGTTGTACACTAAAGGATATACCTCGTCAAGGTTCACGGGGAACTCTTGATCTGATTTTGACAGTTTGAGTACTGCCATGAAGTAGCGTCTGATTTCTACGGTGCTACTTTCTCTTGTAAGAATTGTTTGCTTCATCTGGTGTGACAGTTAGATGAATAAAAAATAGCGACCCCACATAATCCAAAAGTTGTCACACCACACATATCGCAAAGATATATGAACGGATTATGGGAGCCGCTTATGCTTCTCTCATCTTTGCTGGCCTACTCGCTTGCAGCGCCTATGTGTAATGTGACGCCGCGAACTTACGAATTTTCCCGGAAAAGCAAGCGATATTTTCATATCTTTTAAATTATGGGCCTTCCCATGAAGGCTCGGTTAATACTATTCCTCAGATCGAGTATAGGCATCCAATGGGTAACACAAATTTTATCACCATTAATATCATACCATTCATTACATTCTCTGCAATACCAACCCTGTTGTAAGTATTTAAAATAATCAGTACACCAGCAGCCAGTTATTACCAGATCTTCATCATCAGGTAACTTATCTTTTGTGCTTATCCACGGTAATTGCTTTGCCTGCCATTCGGCACCTGCTATAAATCCCTGATAATACGCAGGGAATGCACTACCGCTACTCCTGCTTTCAGCGAAGAAATGAGCCGCTTCTTCTACCGTCTGTCTCTTATCAATATCTCTTTCCATTGTTAATGCTTATTGTTTAAATATCCACATTCCGCAAGCTTACAGAGCATACCATAGGCTACATTTAAGATTGTTACATTCTCGTTGAAATAGAACGATAAATCCTCTAACACCTCAAACTTACCAAATAAATCAATTTTATCATATCTGAAAATCATTTCTGATATGTACCAATTCAATGTATAGTCATCTATCTGTTTTGGCATGAGAGCCAACATATCTTGCAAGGTAAATGTCTTGCCACTCTCATTATACTGTTTAGCATAAAAATTAACACAGACTGGTATAAACTCGATTTCATCATCTTCGCTATAATCACAACTTGGATGGGTGCTTATAAACTTCATGCTTGCACTGCTCACGTCAATACCTAATTTAATAAGGTGTTGCATTTGTTCTACTGATAATACCTGTTCATTCATAATCATTCAGTTCTATAGGATTTACCACTAAATTTCTCATCGCCATCTACCAATATATGATAACTGATATAAGGCTTGTTCTCTTTATCGTTATGCTCTTTGCGCTTAACTCTCGCTTCTTCGATTGTATCACATTTACACATGGTGTATTCGGGATAACCATCGAAGTATCTTACGACTCTATATTCTTTGCTCATATTTATTTATCTGTTAGGAATTTCTTATTCAAGTGACCTCTCTTGATGAGCCACTCTATAGCGTCAATCACATTGTCCATCAAGTTCTCCTTGTTGAAGGAGTTTGCGCAAGTATAAGTCTTGTCGCCTTCCTCATCCTCGATCTTGTCCGATGCGTACATGAGTTCAACGAAATTTCCGGATAGGTAATAAATCATTCCGTCTATATCGTCTTGGTACGATTTTGGCATCATGTCTATTAAAGCCGATAGAGACCAAGCCGGGAATGCCATATCTTGACCCACGTGCCCTTCAATCCTTCTATATTCAAATGCGACCGGACATTCGAACTCGTCAAGATACATGTCCGCCGTCTTCGGGTTCACCCCGGCCTCTAATAGCCGGGATGATTGTTCTTTATTCGTGCAAATCTGATTCATATCATCTAAAACTTGGCATTAATATTACATTTATCCCATTCTCGAACCTAAACAGGTTAGGTTCAGATGAAGGGTTCGAAACAAGAACACAAGAGGTGATATCAATAAGCTTCATGAGATTTATCATTTTAAGCACACGCCCGGATTTAAAAGGATTCCCGTGTATGTCAATGTCATATTGGGGATATTTTATCATTTCCTCAGTCTCGCCTAAATGACCATTTCCACGACATACGGGGCATTCCTCCTCTTCTGTATAGATTATATCATCAAAACAAAACTCATAATCAACCATCCCGGTACCTGCGCAAGCATCGCACTTATACGTTTCATTTATCATCGGAACGTCATCGTACAATTCCTTCAACCAAGACAATTCTATGATCTCATGGCATTCTTTCCTTATATTCAACACAGATGATACATCTGGCTTGTCTTGATACGGATACCTAAGACCTATCAAGGATATAGGTATTGTTATAAGCGTGATAGCGTCAGTGGCACATACCATGTCCCCTTGCTTGAACGCTTGGTTTAATGCTGGTCTATACTTGTCGTTACCGACAAATAAATTGAGGATTTTTGTTTCATTTTTCATATTTACCCCTCCTGAATAATTGTGCATTCTATCTCTTCGTCCCATGTTACATCCACCGGATCGTACTCATACTCTCCATCGGACGTGCGGATCATTACCTCCGCTTCCGGGTCTTGCTCTTGTAATAGAGCGATTAGTTCTTTATTTCTCATGCTAATTTTCTCCTGTTGATTTAAGGGGGTATCCCTTGGACGGAATACCCCGGGTAAGTATTAGTTCTGCTCTGCGAGTTTCTTGAACTCCCCTAGCAACATATAGATCGTGGCGATATCGTCCTTGAAACGATCCACCGTTTCCTCGTTGATGCACCATGAGTAATTGAATACAAGGTCTGTCAATTGTTCGCACATTTCCGATGGATTGATAACCTTGTTAATGAACTCGTTGAAGGACGTGAAATCGTATTCTTTAGCCTGCATAGTTCAACTCCTCCATCTTTGAAAATCCCAATACTAGCATAAGAGAATCGAATTTGTCCACATACCACTCCGGTTGAGTTTCCTTCGGGTTGTTCTTGTTTATCTGATTCTCTCCGTATTCGAGTCCTTTCTTGGATATGGAGTTGAAATATTTGATCTTGCCTTTAGATGATTTACGTGATATACGTTCGATATATCCTAGCTCGATAGCCCTTTTGTAGAATTGATTCCGTGATACCTTGTAACCTTTCTCGTTGAGTAGATCGGTAGCCGACTTCATCACTCCTTTTGACGGCACGTAATCGGGCAATGGCAATCCAAGTGGCGTGGCTACCTTCTCCAGTAATGACAACTTGGAAACGTCATTGAGGTTCAGCATCTCACTTACGCCTTTCACCCATTCGATTCCGGCACGGACTTTTGTCGGGGTGACGGACGATGGTCTGGATTGGCTAATTGATTTGCTTTCTTTCAGTCTTTCCTCGCAAGCGATGAAGTAACGGCGGGCTTGCTTCCCTTTCTCGCTTCTTTGGATCATTGATACTTCTTTCGCCATGCTTAATGTCATTGCGTAATCTTGAAGTTCTTGATTCGCAAGGGTGTTAAATACTTTACACCCTACATAGTCCTTGTTTTCGTCGAAACCGTACTGTAGTTGCCGATCAAACCAAGACTGGAATCTTTCTGTACAACCTAAAAAGTCGTACAAAGCTCTTGCGCTAACGGCTTTCTTGCCATTACTCTCATTAATGGGGATTAACGCCCCTACGTTTGTTGTAATTTCTGCCATTTTTGAAGTTCTTTAGGCATTACAGGAAAGTTTTGTGCTGCATCCCTATTTAGCAGGGCAAGCGAAAAGCGGTTGCTTCCGACCCGTTGAACTTCACCACATAGGCAGTGGGCGCATTAACGCTCCACACGGGAGAAACAACCGCTATATCATATAGATGCAACGATCTTACAAGCATAAAAAATGCCCGCTATATATGGCAGGCTTCCGCTTGCCTATGTGTATGAAGTTCGCTGCAAATGTACCACTTCTTTCCAAAACGCCAAATAAAATCCTTGAAAAATTATCCCGCCCTGTCAAAAGCCTTCTCAAAGACCTCCGGCCTAAGTATAGCGTTCGTTATCGCCGTGAACGCCTTCACGATCCCGGGCTGCTCATTTAAGTTTATTCTCACGTCCTTCCCCGTGACCTCACTTGATAACCGATCGCTCAGGTACTCCACCTTGTCCAGTGCCAGATAGGAAAGGGGATTGTACGCCAACGGGACGATCCCCCGCATCCTGTCGCCGAAATCGCTTATCGTGATCCTAGACATCTGCGCCAGCATGTTTATCGTGGATGACAGGGATGCGATCCGGTTAGATGAGCCCGATACCCCGTGATCCAGCAATATCTGGCTGATCGTGTAATAATACCTCTCAATATGAGGCTGTACGTCCTCCTCCATGCTTTGCGTTATCTCGGCGAACGCCTCCTTATTGGCCTTGGCTATCCGGAAGATGTTCGTGTTATAAGCGTCTATCTCTTTTTCGATAGCGTTGGCCGTCCGTTTGGCGTTATGCCTGTAGTGCTCGCTATTCCTAATGGCCTCCATGAGCGATACCGTGTAGTTATACGCTTGGTCGTTAACGAAAAGTACCATGTATGTTAGCGAGGTGACAAGGCCGTTCGTGTCCTTGTCGATCTCTTCCCAATCGTTGTATTGTCTCATTCTTTCATCCTCCGGATTATATAATCAACAACGTCCTTTACGGTAAGGCATCGTCCGGGATCATCATCAGGGATCGATATGCCAAACTCTTTCTCTAATTCCATTAATAACTCTATCTCGTCAAGACTGTCCATCCATAGATCATCCTCCAGCTTGGATTCCATCGTAAGTGGCTGACCTTTGTGATAACGTTTACTCTCAATGATCTCAAATACTTTGTTCTTTATAGTTTCTTTTTCCATTTTCATGATCGTTTTATTTATAATTGAAACATTGATGTCTGTATTATCTTTTTACCACTAGGTAATATGATTTCACCTAGGCATTCTTCCTTAAACCTTTTATCTTGGGCATTGAAATATTCCTTGTCTATCTCGGTTGCGTAAAAATCAAAACCCATTTTATAGGCGGCTATACGGCTGCTTCCGCTCCCCAAATGAGAGTCATAAATTTTGTCACCGGGATTGGCGTAATTTTTCAAAATCCAGAAATACAATGAGAGCGGTTTTTGGTGTGGATGTATCTTTCTCTTTCCGGTCTCATGTCCCATCCTATATCCATCCCACGGAATGGAGACAAGATTGCATGGGATTTTTTTTGACACGTAGGCTATCTCACATTTCGAGTATTTAAACACATCGTTATTGTTGCTCATCTTATCCCAAACAATCAAATAGTTGGTATTTCCTAGATATTGGGTGTAATAATTATATCCCCATATGATCTGATCCTTGCTAATTCTTTTTAACTCATCGAAGTATGACGCATCCTTGATGGGGCTATTCTTATAGGATGTATCCTTGAATTTATACCCATTATTCCTTTTCTTCCAGTCCTCTCCTATACCATACGGTGGATCAACGATAGCTAGATCAAAGAATTTATCAGGAATGTTTCTCATATAGTCCATACAATCCTCGTTGTAAACTTCGCTTATAGCCATAATATTTGATTTTTATTTACTCTCATCATAGAGAATACGGTATTCAACTATGATAAATGATTAAACCTTATTTGTTTTAGCGAACACCACCGACTCGTGATCCGGCCTCAGATGGGCCATGCAAGCCTTGCTGTACTCGCAGAATCTCGCTCCATCGTCCCGGAAGACGCATCCTCTGCAAACCGTTGCCTTGGTATTGAGGTATGGCTTGAATCTCAATACCTGCACGTTTATTTCCCCTACTTTTACCGTGAACCCGGTAGGGGTGTTCCTTAATCTGTCTGTTATTTCCATGTTATCTTCTCCTGCTTTCTCCGTTTAGGATTATCACGTTAAAACTCTTGAACCTGTCCACCAGCCTAGTTCCGAACCGATTCTTGAAATCCGTGACGGATAGGTTGGAAGTGATATGATACTTCTTCTGATGGGACTGGTATATCTCGTACCTCGCGTATAGGAACTCGTCTATTACGCTGTTAAGGCTGGTGCCGTAGCTTTTCTGGTTCTCCGTCTCAAGACCGATATCGTTAAGGCAGATATCGAACGGGTTCCCTTCCATGCTCCCTTTCCCGGCCTCCTCGTTGTACGTGAACCTGTCTATGTGACCATGGATCTTGTAATAGTTCATCATCTGGGTCACGGATAGGTTCACGAAGCGTTTGGGGTTATCCGTCAATTTCAGGTAATCGGCGAATATCTGCATCATGAGCGTTTTGCCCGTTCCCGGATCTCCCACGATAAGGAGGTTCTTGTGCAGCTTATAGTTCTCCTCCGGGAATACGGACTCGGCCAACGGGCAATCGTTGAAATAATACAACAGGAATCTCAAAACCTTGTCATTCCCCCTGTCTGTCTCGAATTGCCGCCTCTCGATCCCTAGGTAATTACAACCTAGCGCCTTTATCATCCGGGCGTGGCTGATGTACTCCGTATCGTCCGAGAGATCGTACCTAGAAACGTTCTGTATAGTCCTTGCGTGCTTCTTCACTAGGTTGAACACCTGTTTTTGCTGGAGCCTCTCTTTTTCCGTAGGCCCCCGCATGGCTTGTATAGCCTCCGAAAGTTTCTTTTCTTGTTCCTCCATATCTTTGATTATAAGCCCTTAGTCCTGTTCCTTGCCACCAATAGGTGAATCGTCTCTTAACGTCATCTATCGTTTTTAGCGTATCGCCCTCCCCGGTGGATACCATCCAAGCTAGGAAGTTATCCAGCTCGCCGGGAATGAGGTCATTGAAAGCGACGCTCAATCCCGATATCTGGCAAGCGTATCTGCGCCATTCCTCGTCCTTCAATAACTCATTCTTGAAATTATCGAAAAGCGTCTCACGCGTATTAAGACTCTCTCTATTTTTATTTCCTTTCCTTTCCTTTTCTTTTCTTGTTATAATTTCATCCGTTTTTGTTATAACATTGTTATCGTTATTTTGCGGATTTGTTATAACATTGTTATTTCCCCATCTTTTAGCCATGCCTAACTTCCCGGCTTCTGATCGTTTTCTTGATTTCTCGTCCTTGAATCCCATCCTTTGCTTGAAACTCTCGGAGTAGAAGTACTTACCGTCCTCGGTAAAGACAAATAACCCGAAATCCTCAATGACGGACTTTATTAAGGATGCGTCCTCACGAAGGTCAAAGGCTATCATGTTATAATCTTTGACACTCATATAGTTTGGCTCCTCTCTAAGACGTTCTAATATCATGAAGAAAACACCATATCCGGCGGCCTTATGCTTCATTCGTAAACGAATCAGCTTATCCGAGTTTCTGGCATTGCTATCGTGCGGAAAATAGCTTGTCAGCTCTTTCCTTGTATCCATACGCTAATTCTCCATAAGCATGTTGTTTATATCATGTAATCATAATTTTCTTTTGAATACATCGCAAAACCTAAGACTATTAGCGACTCTTCCAGTATTTAGCACTATGCACCAAACGCATAGCCCCTTGTGAGGATGTCCGTTGGCGCAATCGCCACATTTCACCTTTTCTTGCTCGTCTTTCTTCTTCGCCATATCACCAAGTCTTTATTTTTATTGGTAGATCGGCGTACCACCAAGCTAGAATCGTAGCGTCACGTTGGTCTTGGTTCGTTCTCTTAGGCAAGGGACCGACTATGTAGGAGAGTTCCTCATGGGTTATCTTGCCCTCGTCCCCTTTCCAATGCTTGGTCAAAGGCTTTACCTCTTCGCAGGGAATACCTATGTGCTCGCACATCTGGAGAAGCAATATCCCGGTTTGCTGGTTACGACCTACATACTTGGCTATCCTCTCGCCGGATTTACCCCTAGCCTTATGGAAGTTGCTTTTTTCGTTAAGCCATCCGGCCTCGACAATGACCACTATGTCTACCCCCTTGTACCTCTCTCTCGCCTCCTTGATAAAATCAACTAAGACAGGGAAGGGGAGGCTCTTTAGAATTAGCTGTCTCGTTGAAGGAGACAGTACGCATACGCCGGATTTATCTATGTCCGGGTCAACGGCTATCACTAATTCGTATCTTTTCTTTCCCATGGATTCCTCCTTTCTTTATCGTTTATTAGTAAGAATATGGCCAAGATCACTGCTATAAGTCCGAGTATTGCGGTGATAAGGTACATGGCCATTGTCAAATGATCTAAATTCTGTATTGTTTCCATAATTAGATTTGTTATTTGTGATGGTAGCGGGACTCGAACCCGCATGAGTGGAGTTTTCTCAGGACTCTCACCTGATAGTTTTGTTATTGGCACGTTGCGGTGACATTCGGCCTTACCCGTTATACTTCCTTTGGCTAGTTCAGTTTATTTTACGATAACCTTCATTCAACCACTCTATAAGAAATTAACTTTAGCGTCTACCAATTCCGCCATACCACCGTGTTTGCCCCGCATATCCTCACGGACGGCGGGGATAATCATTCTAACCCAAATCTAATACCATGAAAAACACACTCTAATATTAATATCCTTAGTTCTGAATCTTTATTAAATCGGGTATCGCTCCATAAATGGGGGTACGACCATCCCATTTGTCGATAAACTGCTTATAAAGAATTTCTTTAGTCAATCCTCTCGAGGTGATTAACGCTTGTTCCGTTTTCAATTGCTCCAACTCGTTGCGTTTCCGTTGCTCCGCTATCTGCTGGTCTAAAACCGAAATATTGGTGTTAACTTCATTCCTACTATCAATTTTCTCGCGAACCGCCTTAGAAAACTCTAATTGCGCCGAGAATGTGAGTAATTGAAGACCTCTTTTCTCGAATTCCTTATCTACAATCTGCTCAAGGCGTTTCTCAAAAAGAAGCGAACCTCCGTCTGCCATTAAGCTGTCGGTCTTATGTTTACGGCTTTCCTCCTTGATCAGATCATAGATGCGAGGTTCTAGTATATTATCCTCCAATGATTGCATGAAACCGTCTTTGCCTGATTCCGTATCAGCCTTGTCTATGTGCTTGTTATCGAAAACAACGTCTATTGCCCTGTTTTTGATGACCTTGTAGGAGTAAGTGGGGCGTGCGTTAAACTCCGTATTGTCTGCGGCTTTTAACGTGACAGGGCTTCCGAACTCGCCTCGTTGGTCGAATAGCGGGACTTGAAATAATTCCGTGCCCCATTCCCAAGTTGAAACCCTGCCTGATACGACCTTGAAATCCTCCTTCCCTTGTTTCCCGTAATTTTCCATCAATACCCCAGCGTAATTAGGTGCTACACGTTCACAAGAGGATAAAAATACCATAGCGATTATCGCTATAGTAAAAAACTTAAAACTTGTCCTTTTCATTCTTGATAAAATTAAATAGTTTGTAAATTATAAATAATGAACTAGTTAACATAATGACTATTCCTAGCCATGCGTCAACATGGTTAAAAACTCTGTTCCCTACCGGAATAAAGGCTATGGCCAATATCAATACCCAATGTTTGTTGATAAAATTTCTCATATTTGTTGGTTTAGTGCCTCATTGTATAAAGGCATGATTAATCCGATACTGCTTACGTCTTCTGCCATGCTGTCAAAAATGATGGCATCGTTAACGCCCTTGAAAGTAGCCGTGCATCGATCGCATTCATATAAAGCTTTCCTCATTATGTCGAATAAGCCCATGTTAAAGGATATTTGAGGAAGCGGAACGCTGGGTTTTGCCAGATAATTTTGTATCGCTTTCTCTGCGTCTGGATATTTTAAGTTCTCATCCGCGAAATAGAAGAACGCCTTGTCATTCTTCTTATGGCACTCTATTCCGTCATCAGAGATAAGGATGTCATCATATTTCAACATGTCCTTAAAAAATAGACTATGCAGCAATTTGCCGTCTAACGCCTGTATCATGGCTTCGTCAAGGTTTGAGCATTCGGATATCCTGTTTTTAACGATAATACGTCCGTCACTGGCGTAGGCCCAATCTCCCTTGAAATATACGCATTCCATAGCGGGACGGTTATCGTCCTTTGCGCAAGCCAAAAACATTTGTACGTTCTTGTCAAAGTTGTAAGAACCTTCTTTTCTCTTTCCCATATCATTAATATTTAATATTATATTTTCTTCTTTCGTATTGTGGGACATACCCTTTGCAAGGAGTATTCCCGTCAAGTAAGGCCGATTCCGGCCTCACAGTTTCCCCATCTTTTTTAGACGGGTCTTTCCAATGTTTTTGCCGTTGATGGCAGAGGCAATGTCTTTTACAGCAATCCTCATTGAGGCAGTATTTAAGATCTCTCATTTTTCTTATAGGTTTCTAGCTTCTTGACCTCCTTTTTAAGGAGTCTGGCCGCATCCATGTATCTGACGCTGCCATAAGGGGCTGTGATAATAATGTTTGCATGCCTCACGATCTTGTCGATCAGGTAATTTGGAGGCCTGTCGCTTTTTCTCATCTCCTGCAGTATTGTTGATACATTTCCTCGTAGCCGGGATCGCCGAAATAGGGAAGATAGCAACCCAGATCGGTTTGCGCCCAGACTTTCATCTTATCCATGAGTGAGGACAGTTCGGAGGTTGTCATGGCGGAAGTCTGGTAATCTACCTTTTGCCTCTCCCCGGTTATCCTGTTCGTATCTTCTCTCATCCCTAGCAAAGCCCTCTTGACATCCCGTTTACAATCTTCTAAGGAGGTATAGCCGATATGATCCGATATCACTTGACACCATAGATGGAAAAGGGCGTTTTGGTTCAAGGTCCTTCGCCTCGCTTTCTTCGTGATCTCGAAAGGATCGGTGCCGGACATTAATTTCTTATAGTACATGTCGGCTCGTTCCCGGTCGAACTCGCTTGTTGGATTTATAAGCATATATCAAAAAGGAATATCATCTATAGGTTGAGCCATAGGCGGGAAATCAGATTGGGATGGAACGTCGTTGGCGGTCACTTGAGGTCTGGAACCGGCGCTGTCGCTCTTTCCGCATAACATGATATCGTATGCCAATATATCGGTAACATACCGTTTTATACCGTCTTTCTCGTACTCCCTGTAATTGATCGTCCCTAGGATTGTCACCTTGTCTCCATTGTGGATGTATTTCTCGGCTATATCGGCCAGTCCACGCCATGCCACGACGTTATGCCATTGCGTCTTCTCCGGCACATCCGTGCCGTCCTGCCTCTTGTAACCTCCGGTGGAGGTAGCCAAGGAGAATGTCGCCGCCTTGACCCCATTATCGAAAGTCCTTATTTCCGGGTCCTTACCTACGTTGCCTATCAATAGGCATTGGTTTATGCTCTTGCTCATGCTCTTTTATGATTTGTAGATTGGTAAATTATCGAATAGCCCCCTGAACTTGGACCATTGGACGAACTCCTTAAGCAATATACGATTGTCTTGCTCCATAGTGTTATACCAATGACATCCGATAGCTGGGGCGTAAGGCTTAAGCTCCAGTCCACGGACATCATAACCATGTTTGTCCTTGTCGTATCCGACGAACTGGAACAAGTCGAAAAAGAAGTCTCCCACGCCGAATAGCTCCATATAGAATCTCCACTGGCAACTATCCGTATAATCGGAGTCCTTTATAGGGGAGTATTTCGTCTTTATATCCCTTATCTCAAGTCCGTTTATGATATCGGCACAACCCGTTATGATTATTTCCCCCATGTCCATGTATTCCCTTATCTCGTGGAAGGCATTGGGGAAGCGGTCCTTGTATTCCAGAGCTGTCTTGCATTGTTTCAAGTCCAGCTTCACGGGGTAGCCGTCTATATCGAACTCCCTCCCCGGGATCTCCGTCTCCGTCCCCGGGATCTTTTTGCATCCTAGGGTATCGCCTTCCACTATCTTATGGAAGGCCGTCCCCACTCTCGTATACTGGTTCCCCGTGAATTGCCCGGTGAGATTGTCTATGACCGATCGCTCGTCATCATATTCGGAATGTTCCGTTATGTAACGCCTGAACTTCTCCAGTTGGGTCACCCTAAGCAACCTTTTCATCCTTGACGAATTTACCCGTTTCCTTGTTAAATACGAATCCTTTCTCTCCTAGGACTTTTATCATCTTCTCCTTGAAAGGTCTCTCGAATACCTTGTTTAGAGATTGTTTTATCTCTATCATACGGTTCGCCTCTTCTTCCGTCTCCACGGCTTCCAGCGCTATATTCGCTCGATCCAACGCTTCCATGGCGATCCTTTGTTCCTCGGTCTTGCTTTGTATGGCCTTTTTAACCTTTGACACTATACCGGCCATGAAGGAGGGAAACTCCGTTGAGTTGCATTCGGGTATCACGGTTGGCGGTATTTGCGCCACGTTCTTCCCTACGGTGGTATCCGTAGGATCGAAACATATGGTTCTCTTTTCGTTTATCATGGTGATAAATCCCACTTGATCCGCTATACGGATCAACAGGTCCTTGGATTGTCCCGTGCAGTCCGGGGAATGCTTTATCAAGTCTCCCTCTTGGGTCTCCTTGTCATGGCATACGAAGATGATATCCGAGCAATCGGATCGTCTCCTGTTGACGAAGTTCTTGAACTCGTCCGCTATGTAACCGAACAATTTAAGCTTGTTCTTGCTCAGCTTGTAATCTTGCTTAACCCCATATACGGCCAAGAAATCATCCAGCATTGATTTCGCCGTGTCCACTATAATGGTTTTATATCCTTTCATCGAGCCTTCCTCGGAGAGAATATCCTCCCATGTTTGCGCCGTAAGCGTGTCGACCTGATTCGCCGCCCGGTCAAATCCCCGGTCGCAATCGATCAATAATGGGTTCTCGCTCGTGTTGGAAAGGGATGTCTTTCCTGTTCCCGGTGTGCCGTAAATGACCATGATAATAGGTCTAAGCGGCCTAACGTCTGTTTTCTTTAAAATAGGCATAATATTTATTTTTAAAATGTTTCGTCAGCCTCCGGGAGTCGAACCCGGACTAAGACCATCGGCCGCCCTTCCCTCACTACCGTGTCCCTTTCCACCGGGCCAATGATATCGTCATGGCCTACCACTTGTCTAGGATATCGGTTGCCGGTCTGGGTCGGGGTTGCACCTCGTAAGGGCGGGATGTTACCAATTATATGAATCACATAGGAACCTAAGCTCCTCCATGCTCTCCTCATATTCCTCGTTGTCTTCCTCCCCTTCGTACTCCGGTTCGCCGTCGGGGTCTTTGATGTAGATGTCTCTCATGCGATCCTCCGATAAGCAATGCCTTGGGACTATTGTATTTCTTTAAATACCCCTCCAGCTAATTTGTAATATGTATCCGCCTTTATCTTCTCCCCATCAACAAATTCCGTTTTTACGCAAACGGGGATATATCTTTGCTTTTTATCAGAATAAGACCATTCGGATAATGTTATCCATGATCCTTTTGAGGCTTTTGCTACAGAGTTAATACCTGCGCACATGATGACACAGCCTTCGCCTGTGCTGTCTATCTTGGCACCGTAGCCGGATGATCCTATCTTGGCACCGTAGCCGGATGATCCTATCTGGGCATAGTTGCCGGATGATCCTATCTTGGCACCGTAGCCGGATGATCCTATCTGGGCATAGTTGCCGGATGATCCTATCTGGGCACCGTCGCCGGATGATCCTATCTGGGCATAGTTGCCGGATGATCCTATCTGGGCATCGTTGCCGGATGATCCTATCTTGGCATCGTAGCCGGATGATCCTATCTTGGCACCGTAGCCGGATGATCCTATCTTGGCACCGTAGCCGGATGATCC